CCGACCCATTTGCTGAAATTCAGCCGCAGTACGATCGACTCTTTCGATGGCATGCCTTTGGCTTGGGTGACCTGTTCGCGCAGGTATTCCGGCTGGATGGTGACGCCCAGGCTGGGGTTTGTTTTAGGCCAGCACGATTCGTCATTTAACGGGCCATCGCCTTCATCCAAGGCGCAAACGTAGCTAAAAAAACTGTCGTCAATGATTTGGCCGTCGGCGACTTTGGCGGAATAGTCATGGTACTGCCAACATACGCTCTGCCGGTCGTGTCCGCTGTTGGTGATCATAAAGATCAATGCTTGCCGGCGCCCTTTAGTACCGGCCCGCATCATTTCGACGACGGTGTTGTCTTTGTGCTCGTGGATCTCGTCCAGGAGCGCAATGTGAGGACGCGGCCCCGATTGTCCATCATCGGCGCTGATAGGGCGGAAAAACGATCCTGTTTCAAGGTGCGCCAGGTTCCAGGTGCGCTCACCTACACCGCTTCTTTCCAGGCGGATGGATAGTTCCGGCGACAGGTCGCGCATGGCGACGGCATCGCGAAACAAGACCATGGCCTGATCCTTTTTGCTGGCGGCGGCGTAAATTTCGGCACGCGGTTCTTCGTCGGCGACGAGTCCGTACATGCCGATGCCGGCGGCCAGCGGGCTTTTTCCGCTGCCTTTGCTGGTTTCGACAAAGCCGACGCGAAATCGGCGGAAGCCTTTTTCATTAACCCAGCCGAACAGGCTTCCGATGATAAATTGCTGCCATGGCAATGGCTCGTAAGGGACGCCTTCGAACTCGCCGCCGTTGAGGCAAAGCACTTCGCGGAAAAATGCCAGGACCCAGTCGACTTTTTCTCTGTCAAAAAAAAAGCCCCTTTGCGGGGCTTCTTCTAGGTCTTTCAGGTGTCGTCGGCATGCGGCCCGGACGTGCGGCCCGGAAATGATGCGCCCCTCGGTAACGTCGAGCGCGTACTGGGTGACCGGGTCGTTAATTTCCGCTGAAGAATCGTCCAGGGCTTGGCTTGTCATCTTCGAATAGGTCGTTTTGTTCTGGCACTTGGGCCTGTTGGATTTTGACTCGGTTGGCGGGTGTCATACCGAATTCAGCCATCCAAGTTTTCATTTCTGCCGTTGCGCGGTTGCTGATCTGCAACCAGACGGACATTTGCTTGAAGCCGTTGGGCGTCAGGTCGTAAAGTCCGGCGGATTTAGTGCCGGTTTTCTTGCCAGAGTCGTTAAGTTCTTTGATACGTTGCTCGGCTTCGACCCATCGACCATACGCTTGGCAGTAAGCAGCCAACGCGGCACGGTCGATCTCGGTGATGATGCGCATCTTGAGCAGTTCTGGTGCTACGCGTCGCCATTCTTTCTTGGCTTCTGAGGATAGATGCGCTGGGCAATCCGGAATTGCAATTTCTGGAGATATTACTCCGGCATTGTTGGCCAGCGGTCGCTTGCCGCGATTGCCAGTTAAGACACGGACATTATCCGGCATGGCTCTTGGACCTCTAGCACCCATCGCTTACCATCTCCATTTCAATCAGCCTCATTGCCATATACCCCCCCTCCCAAAACTTGCGGCGCTGCAAAAAAAGAAGCGCTAACGGTCTAGGCCGTAAAGGCATGAAGGATTTCACCCCCCCTACCCCTTGCGGCGCCAGTGGTGATTCGGATCGACCGGAACCCCATCAGCATCACACCCAACAACACGCCCCGACTTCTCCAGTCGCTGCTTAAACCCATCATGACAGCCCTTACATAACGACTGCCAATTATCGCGATCCCAAAACAATCCCATATCACCCCGATGCGGCGTAATATGATCAACAACCGTAGCAGCAACCACCAGCCCCTTGCGCGAACACACAACACAAAGAGGATTACGTTTTAAAAAACCATCCCTAGCCTGTTGCCACTTATACCCATAACCACGCTGCGCCGAAGTACCCCTAACATCATCATAAGACACTTACCGCATCCTGGCATTAGACTCTCTGACCACGGAAACCAACTCACGTATCACACCATTAGTCTCCCGCTGCCGATCATCCATCAACGCCGACTGCTCGCGATACGCAGCAATCCACTCCTGACGCTCCGCCTTATGCTCCTTAACCAAAAACCAAATAAACATAAACAGCGCAGCGATAACCAGACCGGGCAAACCAAACTGAGCCCATGAATCGATACGATCAATCGGCATGGAAATCCTTATCGACAGACATAAAAAAGCCCGCCACAAACCAAAGTCTGTGCGGGCAAACGAAAAAACATAAGACATAAAAAAAGCCCGCCATGAAATCAGAGCGAGCTTTTAGAGCGTGCCTAAATTTACAACTTGCTAGGGCCCTAGGTCAAGAACTTTTTTACATCGACCACAACATAACCCCGCCGACACCCGCACGAATAACATCCAAATCACGCTTAACAACATCAACAGACGCCCGCCCTAAATCAACATTTTGCTCCTTAGCAAAGGCCTTTAACCGCTCCACAATCACCGACACACTCAAACGCTCCACATAAAACCAACATGCAATTAACTTCTTGCGCGGCTCCAGCAGCCCAACAACAAACCTATCAACCGTCTCAGAAACCTTATCCTCACCCTCGCCACTCCCAGGCACATAATTAGCCATTTGCTCAGCGCTACGACCAGGATAACCCAACCTCCTAACCGTCGAATCACACGCCGCCCAACGCCCCCATCCAACCAAACAACGATCACCACTCTCAGTAATCCGACACATATCACCCACCCAATACCGACTTAATTTCAGAAAAAAACCGCCTTGAACCCTCACCATGCACAGGCCGATCAAACCGACGCCCCGTCACAAAATCCCTAGGCCGACCCGCACGCCGATCCATCAACCGAGCAAACTCATCCGCAGTCGGAGGCCTGAACCGGAAATCGCGCCGCATCACATACGCCGCATCCCGCACCTGCCCGGCAGAATACGGAACCAACGCCTCAGCCCACAGCTCATACTCAACTGCCAGCTTTTCAGGCGTCGACACCCGACGCAGCCACCAACTGGAATATTTCGAGCGTAAATACCAAAACGCCAGATCAACCTTACTCGTACCCACTCGCATCCACCCCAAGCCTTTCACACGCCTTGCGATTAATCACCGACAAACCACCCTCGCGCGCAGCAATCACCGTCACATCAACCCCAGCCGCACGGAACATATCCACCACACCAGCAACCTCCGGCATCGCCTCGCGCAGCTCTTCCCGACGCCGCTCAATCCGAGCAGCACGAGTCGCAGCCGCAGAAGCCTTAAGCTCACGCTCAGCCGCATGACGAGCCCTAACACGCTCAGCAACCGCATCAACACGATCACCAAGCTCAGACACCAGCCGCAACCCCGCGCAACACATCCCGCATTGCAGACAGCTCAGCCCTCACCACACTGGCCGACGCCTGCGGTTTAGGCAACGCTACAAAAAACACCGGACGATCGTGCGACCTCGCATACGCGACAAACTCAGCAATCGACGGCGGCCACATCGATTTCGTCCGAGCAGCATCAATACCGTGCCTAATCTGCTCTGCCGACAGCCCAACCAGACCAACACCCCATTCGTCCATCGCCTGCTCCATCGTGGACTCACAGTCAAACTGATCATCCCATTTTTGCAAATAGATCGCCCTAAACCGCGCAAACAGCGCAACCACCCACTTACGATCCAAACTCTTCCCCAATGATCCTGTCGAGCGCCGCCCCCATTGCTGCTGAGTGCTCTCGCCTGGACGTACCACCAGATTGCCTACGTGCTCCATAACCCCCCCGTTGATTTACATTACCTAGCGATGGACTAATCGCCCGTCCTGACTGACCCGGTAAACCCGGGGACGCACCCCCGGTCGGCGTTACAGGCGCCGGCAGCTCATCCTCCCAGCGGCGGCCGTTAAGCCAAGTCGCCGGATGCGGAATAAACTGCCCGTTGTCGCGTTGCCATTGCGCCGAAGTCTTGGAACCTTCCACCGCCGCGACAATCACACGCAGTAGACACTCGTCCGGAGCAACCTTGTCCCAAGCCTTTTCGGCCTGAGCTTTCGAAACCTTGCGCGGATACGCCTGCCAAAACACAGCAAACCCCTCGCGCGCGTTATCTCTCTCTTTTGTCTGTTTACTTGTCTGTTTTATGCCCCTTACCGAATCGGTAACCGTTTTAGTTACCGAATCGGTAACCGTTACCGATTTAGTAACCGTTACCGAATCAGTAACCGTTTTAGGCATAGAAACCGTTACCGAATCAGTAACCCTTTCCGTCAAAAACACAGGCACAGACACCCGGTAATGACAAGCAGACGAACGGCCGCCATTACCCACCTTTTCCAGCCACCCCAACTCAACCAAACGCGTCGTCGCCGTCGAAATCTTGCACAACGGCAACCCGCAGCGATCAGCGATCTGCTCGCGCTTAGGACAGCACAAACTCGTATTACGATTGCGAAACGAAAGAATCGTCCCCAACACCCTAAAATCAGTCTTACTCAACCGGTCATCAGCAAACACCTCGACCGGCATAATCGAAAAAATATCCATAACCAACCCAAGTCACCAGCTAATAACACCGTCCTGCGACGTACACACACAGCGCATCACCCGATAACCGCACGCAGCATTATCAGGCTGATCACAACGTGCATCAGCCTGTTGCCTCGCAGCACCTAAAGACATTGCCAACTCAGCATCCAACAACTCACCGTCATCGTCCAAATACTCAATACGGTACTCTCCGCAGCCCGGATTCATATCGACTCCAAATCAACAATCACAGCCTTAAGCGCATCAATCTCAGCTTGATATTTCCCGCGCTCATACCGCCTAATCAACTTCTCTTTCGTCTCCCGCAACTCAACCAGCGCCGCCTCATGCCTGGCAATCTCCTTACCGATCGAGCGCAACAGCGCCAATTGACCCTTACTTTTTGGCTCAGGCATCACCAACCACCAAAACACGACTCAAACCGGCGATTAACCCAACCGGTCGCCTTGTCGTACACCCACACAAAAGAAAAACAACACATCACGCCAAGCCAAAAAACAACAGCCACGCCCAGCCAAAACATACCGTCCCAATTACGCATCGCGCCGAAGCCTCGAAGTCGGAGCCTTAACCCGCGCCCGCCCGGAACGATGCCGCAACAACTCATCATCCAACTGCGCCATATTAAAAATCAGCACCAGCGCCACCGACTTAATCGACACATCAATCATCCGCCGCGCAATCATCACCGACACCGCCCGGCACCGGCTGTTAATCGCCGCCGTATTAGCCTGAGCCGATGCCGAATGCGCCTGCAACTTGAGATAAATACTCGACGCATGCACCGACACCGTCTTAATACTGATCGCCAGAATCCGGGCAATCACCTTATCGGCATGACCCTCAGCCATCAGCCGAGCCACATCCGCTTCCCGTTCAGTCAACGGCCCGCGATCAATAATTTCCGCCTTAATAGTCATAAAACCTGCCTGCTGCTATGCTTAAAAATTTAAATGCTTAGTCGATATTCAATGTCAAACAGACCATCAAGCCCTCAAAAGTACATCCGTTGCGCACACTGCAATCGTCAGCGTGATCTAAAATCATATTCCGGACGCTGGCCCTTAAGCGCCGAACCCCGTCTTGTCCATCACACAGAGACAGACGGGCAATTTCAAGGCATTTACTGCACCTGCGGCCATTGGACAAGTAATGGCAAGACCACCATTGGTTATGATCGATAAGCGCATGCGGTATCCAATCCTGGAATAAATCCATCAACTGGTGATACTCATCACTGCCCAAATCAGCCACAGTACCCGGGTGATTTACCGCATAGGCAATCGCCGCGATAACGCCTTTTGTCAGCACAGCCTGCTCAAGCGTTTTGGGGTGCTTATTTTGTTTTCCATCACTCATAAAACCTGCCTGCTGCACGTAAAAATCAAACCCCGATAAGAGCAAATACCTAGGTAATCAATCTAATTACTAGATAAATAGCGCATT